CAATGGCGTTGCATCTCCGGCGCGTCCATGTCGGCGCATGCAATTTCCATGTAGGCGTTGGCCAGCATCACAAGTACCGTGTGCAGGCGGTTGAAGGTTTTCATGATGTCTCCTAGGCGGTTACTTCTGCGCTTTGCAGGAACAACTCAATCCGGTCTGCTACTTGGTCGGGGGTTGTTTCCGACCCATCCGGGTATTCCCAGGTAAGGAAGAGGTAAGCGTCTTCATTGCTGTCGATTCCAAAGAACTCGCGCACGGCGTTCCATCCGGCATGCCCCTCATAAAGAGGAACCATCGCCGAACCATCCTTTACCAGGCTTAGCCCCTGCTCCTGAAATGCCGGATTCAGGCACGCATGACCTACGGCGCAAGCTGTCGTCCCGCAATGCCAACTGGTGAGTCGGAAGCCAACCTCACCCTCAGGCGGCAGATTCCGCAGCATCACGATCATCTGCGATAGACGTTCTCGGTTCATTTCAACTCCTTACTCGTTTATTCGAGCATTAAGGGGGTTGGGGGTGGTTTGACGAGCGTTAGAACGCGCTGTCGTATTCCTGCTGCCAGAGGATTTCTTCGCGGCTGGCCTTAGCGATCTGATGCATCACCGGCGCCGCGCGGAGATTGCCGCTGCAATTGAATGTCGGCGACATGTAGCAGCGCTCGGCTCGGGCTTGCTCCTTTGCGCCGATGTGGGGCATGTACTTGCTGCGCGATTCGACCGGCTGGACTCGAATGCGCCTAAATTCGACGTTCAGCGTCAAATTCTTGCGCTTTGCCAGAATCTCGGCGCGGGTACGTTGTTCGTGTTTCTTGCTCATGATTTTCTCCTGATCGAAATTGGTGCCCGCAGCGGGAATCGCACCAAATGGCCGTCGCCATCGCGCCTTCCGGTTAAGTGCCGGTTGCTCTCTTTGAGCTATGCGGGAGTAAGTAGTACTAAGCGCCAACAACAAAGTGACGCCCAAAGTTATCTTTCGGTAAGCCGCCTAGCGAGCGGCATCCCCTATCGCTATGGCCTGATGGCCGGTCGTAGTGCCCCGTATCCAGGGGCGAGGAATTCAGTGTTCACGGAGGCGCGCTTCTCTATGCAGGGAGCTATCTACTGGTGTTTCCGGGTTCTTTAAACCGCGCCCTTTCGAACGGGGTCCAGGGATATGAATCAGGAAGGCTGCACACCCTCAATCTCACCGAGCCACCCGGCCTTACGCCGATTTACTGTGCAGGGAAAGAAGTGCGCTTTCGTGAAAACTGAAACTTGCATCGGCTCCGGCTACACCTGGCCGGGCCAGCTCCGGATGCCGATGCATCTTCCGACCTAACCAGACAGATCCTGTCTCCCTAGCTAGATCGGGCGCTCTCCTTGTTACGCGAGGAGTTGCTGTGTTCCGCACCCCGAAGGGAAATGGTTCGATGTTCTGTATCTCGTGTCCACCATGAGGACAACGGCTCGACAGATATCTCCGGTCTCCCGGCCTTACGTGTCGTGCGCTATAACAGTGAAAAAGATCGTTTGGCACAACCGGGCTGGCACTCTGGCGAGGCCCGTATTTTTCCAGGGTGTTACGGTGCTATCTACATCGCGAAGCCCGAAGGCTTGACGCTGGAGACAGTTACTACTCACACGACTCTACGAACGCGTTGTATTCGTCGTCGGTCATCTCGGTTGTATCGACCCAGCCATCAGCCAGGTACACGGTGACTTCTGCCGGATGAATCCACCTGAATTCAAATGGCGCCGGGTACACCATGAAACGGAAACCTTCTTCGATCAGGCTCATCTCTATCTCCAGTCAAACCACTTAAAACTGCGCTACCTTTGAGCGGACCCACTGGATGCGATTCTCGTTGAGGTGCATTGCGTCCGCGCCAGATTCCTCGTAGAACAGTTCTCCACCGCCAAATGGGTAGTCTCGGTTCAGTCGGTCCGCACCAAATACATCGGTTAGCCCATAAATCTCATCGTCTGCATCACCCTCGGCGACGCCGATCTCTTCCAGGTAATACTCGAAGCTGACGCACAATCCGAGGTGCCGCTCGAACGGATTGTGATTCGGCGCTCCCGCATCAACCCACTGGATCCAGTCAGAGAGAAAAGCCTTCAGGTTCTCGCTCATCGCCGTCTCACAGATCAAACGGAAGCTCGAACACGGCCATACCTTCGTCGTCGTAACCTTTGAAGATCGGTTCGTTGTTCATCTCTTCCTCCAGGGTGGTGTGGGTGACTCGATGACTGAATTATTAGTCATGCCTAACGGAAGGTCAAGCTATTTTTTAGGCATGACTAACTCTGAGGTCGAAAAAAATCCCGCTCGGTGGCGGGACTTGCTGGTTAATGCCTATGTCTCGTTACGGCCTCGACTATCAGTAACACGTGGCGGACGATCTCTGTGATTGTCTCCTCGGCGTCTTGCAGCCTTTCTTCGGTTGTTCTCTCAGATTCTGTTTTGTTGCGACGATAGACGGTCAGGTCTGCGACGTCGCTATGGTTTGTGCTTCCTTGTTGCACGCTCTTTACCCCCAAATTTTTCCAGGTCGGAAGCCAGCGCCTCTTTGGCCCCTGCCAAGGCCTCTGCTTCACTTGGGGGATTCTGCGCCTGCGTAAGAGCGCCTGCAACCTGTAATGCAGCGTTCAAATGAGCGAATAATTTCCGCGACGGCTCGCCAAGCCCGTCTACGCGTTCGACCCACAGAACGAGCTTCCGCGCTTCGTTGCTCAGAGGGGTCTTTTCCTCTGTGATCGGACCTTTGCCTTTATCTATGCCTAATATCAGCCACCATGGGTCAAGGCCAAAAACGTCGCATATTTTCAACAGATTGGGGGCTTCCAAGGTCTTGATTTTGCCGTTTAGCCACCCCGAGGAAGTCGGCACGGACACCTTGCACAGCCGGGAGAGGTCGGTTGCGTTGATGTTCTTCGCCTTGCATCGGTCGGCGAGTCGGGAGTTCCAGTTTGTCATTAGGTTAGCCTAACTTAAATTTTCTAAGGCATGCCTTGCATGTCGAATTAGTTATGCCTTATACTTAGGCATGGCTAAGAAACGTAACCCCTCGAAAAAGCGCGATCCCCTCGCCAGTGCGGTAATTGCCGAGCTGGGCGGGGTCGCGGCTACCGCCCGAATCTTTGGCGTCAAGTCCCCTTCCATTATGGGCTGGCTGGAAAAGGGGATACCCAAGGCGCGGCTTATGTATCTCGAGGTTGCTTATGCCAAGGAAATGCGCACGGCGCGCCGGATCAAGGGCAACGGAAAGATTGACGAGTTGATGACGACCGATGACACGCAACAGGACGGTGGTGGCACCTCGGATCGGAAGCTCAAACAGGATCGGGTCGCGCTGTAACGGATAGGACTGCATAGCGGTTCTTCTTTTTAAGTTATCGGAGACCGAAGTCTCCCTTTTTTTGCGCTGCACAAGAAACCCTAACCGTCCCTAAATATGCGGGGGCGTCAGGGAAACCAGGCAGAAGCGGGCCCGCAGAGCCGCTCCCACTAACGCTTAGGGCCGAGAACCAGGATGAGTAAATTGTTCTACGACGACGAACATGAAGCGCTTCAGCTCATGGTCTCGAACAGCGGAAAGACGATCAAAGAGGTCGCCCACTTTCTCTGGCCGGACATGAAACCCGATAGCGCGTATGCCAAGTTGAAGGCATGCCTCAACCCCAAGGGCGACGAACAGTTCAAGTTCGGCCAGGTGATCGCGCTCATGCGCTTCTGCAACTCCTACGAGCCGCTGGAGTACGTGTGCGACGAAACCATGCACGCGCGGCCGGCTCGCAAGGCTCCCGAAGATGACGTGGTGACTATCGCGGAAATCATCGAAGGCGCTGCCGACACGATGACCAAGGCGATGGCCCAGCTTGAGCGGCTCCAGCAGTACCAATCGACACCGATCCGGGCACGGAGGGCAGCGTGACTCCCACCGACGACCATGGCCTGACCACGAAAATGCAGTGTGATCGCCACGACTCCAAAGGCTTCACTGCTGCCGACATGCTGGACGACTGCCCGCTCTGCTTCTTTACCGCAGTCGGCCTTCTGGCGGTCTGCGTGGTTGTTGGACTGTTTGTTTTGATTGGGGTGATCTGATGCGCGGCCTGATCCTCTTCGCTTCGATCGTGTGCGGCCTGATGGCGGTCGCGTGGCTTGGCAGTGTTGTTTTGGAGGCGTTGAAATGAACTACGCCCAAAAGCTCCGAGACCCTCGCTGGCAACGCAAGCGCCTCGAGACGCTTGAGCGTGCTGGATGGAAATGCGAGTGCTGCGACTCCTCGACGAAGACGCTGCACGTCCATCATAAGCAGTACATCAAGGGCCGGGAACCGTGGGAATACGAGGACGAGAATTTCGAGGCACTTTGCGAGGACTGCCATGAAGAGGCGCACGAAAGCAAGGATCTGATTAACGAGATTCTCGCTTCTGTTCCGTCGTCCATGTGGCCCGACCTCGCCAGCTTACTCACGGGGTACATGTCACCTTTCGTCAGTGTCGAGACATTCAAGCTGGCGAAGTCTTCTCATCACGTAGGAATCGGAGGATTGGCATACGTCGCTTCATTTTTGTCGGACCAAGGCCTTGATGCGGTTCAAGCCGCAGTAGACAAAGCCGCCACAGAATCAACCAAAGGCCATTCTGGCGAATAACGTGATCGAACTACCCTCACCCATGACGCCGGCCGATTGCGATTTACGGGACTTCCCGTTCATCCCGCTTGATATCCAGCGTCTGTTCAGTTCTGAGTTTCACGCGCGTAGCAGCGATGCGGAGTTTCGCGCTGGCTTCACGCTATGGTGTAAATCGTTTCATCAAGTGCCCGCCGGCTCCCTGCCTGACGATGATATCTCGCTGACACGGCTCTCCGAGCTGGGAAGAGACGTCAAGGGATGGAAGAAGTTGCGCGAGGGCGCTCTCTACGGATGGATCAAATGCAGCGACGGGCGCTGGTATCACCCGGTAGTGGTCGAGAAGGCCTTAGAGGCATGGAACGGCAAAAAGGCTCAACGCGCGCGCACAGCCAAAGCACGAGTTCAGGCTCTGTTGACTCGTCTGTCACAAGCCAAGGACTCCTTCGATGCGGCTTCTATCGAGGCATCCATACAGACTCTGTTGGAGTCTATGTCACAACTTCTGTCACAGAACGAATTCAGGTCTGTCGAATTGTCTGTCACAGAGTCGTTGACAGAAGCCAAGAGAAAGAGAGAGGGAAAGGGAAACGGAGAGGGAAAGGGAAAACCTAGTAATACCTTTCCTGACGGAAAGGGCGCTGACGCGCCGCCCGATGCCGCCAGCATGACCAAGGACGAACTTTGGGCTGCCGGCAAATCCCTGCTGGCTCAATCCGGCATGCCTGCGAAGCAATGTGGAACTTTCGTTGGCGCGCTCGTAAAGGACTACTCCGCCGAGGTCGTGATCGACGCTGTGCGCGCTGCTGTGCTTGAACGCCCCGCAGATCCCGCCGCGTACCTCAAGGCCGCTTGTCAGCACTCCGCTGGTCAGCGCGGCCGCCCGAACAAGCAGGAAGCGCTAGAGGCGCGCAACCGAGCCATTGCTGAACGCCTCGCCCAGGAGGAATCGTGAACGCAGCAGACAAGCCAAAATTTTTCGCTCTCATGGGCGACGTGCAGGCCTTTTACGGCAAGGACTTTTCGGAGTTCGCCGGCCGTGTGTGGTGGGAGGCATTGAAGTCATACGACTATCGCGCCGTTGCCGACGCACTCAATCGTCATTGCGTGAATCCGGACACGGGTCAGTTTTCACCGAAGCCCGCCGACGTCGTGAAGATGCTCTCGGGATCGACACAGGATGCTGCGTTCGTCGCATGGTCGAAAGTTGATCGCGGTGTACGCCAGGTGGGAACGGGCCGCAGCGTCGTATTCGATGACCCTGTTATCCATCGCGTGATTTCCGACATGGGTGGCTGGTCGGAAATGGGCCGGAAGACAGAAGACGAATGGCCGTTCATTCGCAATGAGTTCGTCAATCGCTATCGCGGTTATCGGATGCGCAGCGAGATTCCCGAATATCAGCGCGTGCTGATCGGGCATTACGAGGCGTCGAACAACCAGCTTGGTTTCGAATCGGATCCACCGACACTGATTGGCGAACCCGAAGCGGCCAAAGCGGTAATGCTGGGCGGATCGGACAAGCCCCTGCTGCAGGTCACGCACTCTGGCATTGAAGGCGTCGTAGAGAAGTTGCTGATCGAGCACAGGGGTGCCGCATGACCACCGAACGCATCTGCCGTCACTGCCAGCACGCGACGACCGAACCCGGCAACGAGCAGCATTACAAGGTCGGTCTGCGCAACTGCGCCAAGTTGCCCATCCATATCTTCGTTGGTGGAAACCATACGTGCAGCAAGTGGGAGGCCAAGTAATGGGCGCACCGAACATGTCAAAGGTTGTTGCTTATCTCTCCTCGCGTCCGCGTGGCGCCTACGGCTGGCAGATAGCCGAGTACCTGGAATCCGAATTGCACAGCGCCGGACAGACGCTGGCGCGCATGCTCTCGCGCGGCAAGATCATTCAACAGGTCGAAGCGGAAACGCGTGGAGATTCGGTGTGGAGTCTGCCTGCTGACGCGTATGTCGAAACGCCTCCGGTATTCCGCGCGAAAGAGATCCTCGTTGGCTTTCAGGAGGCGGCGCGAGCTAAACAAGCGAGCACCGCGCCAACCATGAAATCCAGGGCAGACGAAATTTTGATGGGGGAGATATGAGCAAGTCGCAAAAGCCGCGCCACAAAAAGCGCGCGCCGCAGTACGTCAATCCTAACGCCTGCATGATCGCGCTCGAGCGATTCAAGGTGCTTCGCAAACCGGTGGATGACGCCTTTGCCTCCGAGTTTGATCTTGCCGCCTTGACGGCGCTTGATGCCGTGGCGCGTGGTGTCGGCACAGTCGATCAATGGGACACGCTTTCGCACTGCATCAATCAGGCGTGGTTGCTAGCGCAAGGGGGTTGCGGATCTGAAGCCAAGCCCGCACTGATCGAAGCGCAAGAGGCCATGAAGCGCATGGTGCCGGGTTACCGTGACAACGGGAAACTTCTGTTTGCCTCTGATTCCGAATTGCATGCTGTCGAGACGGCGCTGTCTCTGTGGGCAGCGCAAATCAGACTCACAACCGTTGGCGAATTTACCGCGGCGACTGAACTGGTCGAGCGCGAGTACTGGAAGCCCGAGCATCAGGAGGCAGCATGAAAGGCAAAGAGTGGACCAAAGAGGAAACGGAAATTCTCCGTAGCATGTGGGCGGCAGCCGGCACTATCAAATCAAACGCCCACCTGCTACCCAATCGAACGTTGTACGCCATCATGGGCCGCATTGCCGACCTTGGTTTGCCGTCTCGCGGTAGTCGCAGCCGGTCCTCATACAGATGGGTCGAGGAAGGCATAACTCGTGCGCTCAACGAGAACGGCCCTCTTAACTGCCATCAGTTGTCGGCATTGACTGGCGCATCCTGGCCGAGAATCCGCCAGACCATGCGCGGTGGTCACGGTACGAAATTTCGGATCGACGGATGGTGCCGCCTAAACCGGACCGGAAACCACACGCCGGTATGGGCAATTGGCACTGGAGAAGATGCCCCCAAACCTCCCGTCCAAACCCGCCAAGAGAAAAATCGTCGGGAACGTGCGCGCAATCAAAGGTCATCGGCTAACCCGTTTGCGCCGGCTCTCGGACTCGTTCAGACACCGGCTGCTGGAACTGGTCGGGTAATTCACCACCTGTGGGATGAACCTGAGGAGATTGCAGCGTGAGCCAATGGTTAGGCAAGTGCCACCTTGGAGATTGCCGGCAAGTGATGCCGTCGTGGCCTGCTGGCGTCGCTGATGCGGCCATTACGGATCCGCCCTATGGTGACACGTCGCTCGAATGGGACCGGCGCTGCGAAGGCTGGATCGTGCAGGTTGCGCGAGTCCTGAAACCCGCTTCGTCGATCTGGGTTTTCGGCAGCATGCGATTCATGGCGACGCTGTTCGACGAGATGGAAGCGCACGGCTTCAAGTACGCGCAAGACATCGTATGGAAGAAGCAAAATGGGACCGGCTTCCAGAACGACCGTTTCCGCCGCGTTCATGAGCATTCGGTGCAGTTCTACCGAGGTGCGTGGGCCGACGTCTACGAAGACCCTCAATTCACGCTCGATGCGACCGCCAAGACAGTGCGCCGCAAGACGCGCCCGACGCATACCGGTCATATCGACGCTGGCCACTATGTGAGTGAGGACGGCGGACCGCGCCTGCAAACCAGCGTGATTGAAGTCGCAAACGAGCATGGCAACGCGCTCCACCCTACGCAGAAACCGCTCGGAATCATCGCGCCGTTGTTGCGCTATTCGGTGCCACCTGGCGGAATTGTAATTGACCCGTTCATGGGGAGTGGATCGTTAGGCGTCGCAGCAGGACTTCTTGGCTATCAATTTGCCGGATGCGAACTCAATCCCGCGTATCAGGGCCTGCTGGCCGAGCGCCAGAGACAAACTGACTTGCTAATGGAGGTCGCATGACCATACCCACAGTAATCGGATACACGACCGCTGAACTGGTCGACCTCATGCTGGACGCCGGAATTCACACGAGTCTAGATCGCTTCAAACGCCTAGCCATCGCCCTTCAATCTGCAGCACTAGCCCAGTTCGTTGCTGTGGATGGGCCGGCGGTGCAAGTTGCGGCTGAGATTGTGAATTCGCAGGTGTCGATCGATCCAGCGATATCTGCTTTCGTTGATGAGAACTTTTGGGATTTGCTTTCGGATAAGGAGAAATCCAAATGAAGAAGGTGTACGTGTCCGGCCCTATGACTGGCAAGCCGGATTTGAACTTTCCTGCTTTCAACGAGGCAGCAGCACGTTTGCGCTCTCTTGGTTGGGAAGTCGTCAACCCGGTGGACGTGAACCCCGATCCAGGCACTGACTGGCTGACGTGCATCGTCGCAGACCTTGAAGCGATGCGTGGGTGCACCGCAATCGCCCTGCTCCCCGGTCATGAAGCCTCGGACGGTGCAACGATGGAAAAGATCGCGGCCAAGCGCATGGGGATGGCTTTTCACAACATTGAAGACCTGGTATCGGAGTCAGCGTGAAAGAGGAAATTTTGCCGGGTAGTCTGGTAACGGATATCCACGGCGCAGGGAAAGGCATTGTTACGCGCTTGGATGGGGATCTCGCATGCGTTGCCATGGATGACGGCAGGCACATGATGTTTCGCATGTCGGAACTGCGCTGGACGCGGGAAAGCGAAATGAAGCCAAGCAACCCTAAAGACATCGTGGGAAGCGGAAAGCTACCGCTCCACCTCTGGCCCGCTACCGCCTCTGCAATGGGTTCCCTTGGCCTACTCGATGGCATGCTCAAGTATGGCCGCTCGAACTGGCGCGTCGCTGGCGTGCGCGCTTCGATCTATGTGGACGCCGCACAGAGACACCTGGCCAAGTGGTTCGAAGGTCAGGACAACGATGTCGATAGCGGTCTGCCCCACTTCGCACACGCTCTCGCCTGTCTCGCCATCCTGGTCGACGCACAAGCTGCTGGCAAGCTGAACGACGACCGCATGGTGGCTGGGGGCTATCTCGAAATGCTGGATGCGCTGACGCCGCACGTTGCGCGACTGAAGGCATTGCACGCCGACAAAGATCCGAAACACTATTCGATCGCCGACACCGCCATGACCACCCACGCCGCACGCGAAACAGATGCACGGCTGATCGCCGACAGCAACCAATCCACCCTCAACACCGAGGTTCGGGCTAAGGCTGCAAGGGATGCGAAGGCGGGGGTGGGTCAGTCATGAGATACGGTTCCGTTTGCAGTGGAATCGAGGCCGCAAGCTGCGCCTGGCATCCGCTCGGATGGCGCGCTCAGTTTCTTAGCGAGATCGAGCCATTTCCGTCTGCTGTGTTGGCCCATCATTACCCGATCGTCCCCAACATGGGCGACATGACCAAATTCAAGGAATGGCCCGATGCAACTCTCGATCTTCTCGTCGGAGGAACTCCCTGCCAGAGCTTCAGCGTCGCCGGATTACGAAAGGGACTGGCTGATCCTCGTGGCAACCTCATGCTCACCTATCTTGCCATTGCTGAGCGCTACGCTCCCCGCTGGCTGGTATGGGAAAACGTCCCCGGCGTCCTGTCATCAAACGGTGGACGGGATTTTGGAACCCTCCTCGGAGGGCTGGCAGAACTCGGGTATGGGTTCGCCTACCGCGTTCTTGACGCTCAATACGTCCGAGTGGAATCACACTCTCGCGCCGTCCCTCAACGACGCCGGCGTGTGTTCGTTGTCGGATATCTTGGAGACTGGCGACGTGCCGCAGCGGTACTTTTTGAGCGCGAAAGCCTGCTCGGGCATCCTGCGCCGCGCCGCGAAGCGGCGCAAGGAATTGCCCCTACCCTTAGCGCGCGCACTAAAGGCGGTGGCGGACTCGGAACCGATTTCGAGTGCGACGGAGGATTGATTCCGGGCGTCGCACGAGCTCTCACCACATCGAACCAGCGCATCGACGCCGAGACGGAAACACTGCTCGTCGCCCACTCATTGCGGGCTGAAGGCTTCGATGCATCCGAAGACGGAACCGGGCGCGGCACGCCGTTGGTCCCCGTCTCATACGCAATTCAGGCGACCGCGACGCGCGAGAACCCCGCTAGTGGCCCTGATGGCGTTGGCGTGCAACCAGGCATCGCATACACGATAGAAGCGCGAGCTGAAGTGCAGGCCGTTGCCTTCGATCTTCAGCAGATCACCAGCAAGACAAATCGCTCGCGCGTCGAGCCCGGCATGCCTGCGCCGACGATGGCGAAGCAAAGCGACATGCATGTAGCTACCGAGTACGCCGTGCGACGCCTTACGCCCATGGAGTGCGAGCGCTTGCAGGGCTTCCCGGACTCGTACACGAACGTTGATTTTCGCGGCAAGCGCGCGGCAGATGGAAACCGATATAAGGCGATCGGGAACAGCATGGCCGTCAACGTCATGCGCCATATCGGCAATCGCATTCAACTGGTAGACGGTCTTTTTGCAAAGGAAGCAGCATGAGCGACGACGACAGCCAGATCAACATCTTTCGCGCGTTGGACTTCATTCGAGATAATGCACAGCCCTACGCCAACGCCAAGGCCCAACGCGTCTACCTCGAAAATTTCCGCAAGAGCAAGAAGGCATTGCTGATGCGCGCCGCCGAGATTCGCGGACACAAGACGGCTGCCATTCAGGAAAGGGAGGCCTACGCCGACGATGGCTATATCGAAGTGCTCGCAGCGCTGCAGCAGGCCACCGAGAAGGAAGAGGCATTGCGCTGGCTGATGGTGGCAGCAGAGGCGAAGATTGAAGCCTGGAGGACCATTGAGAGTACGCGGCGCGCGGAAGCGAGGAATCTATGAACGACTTCCTTCACATTTCATGGGCTGGACCGACCCGTCATATCACCGACGCCAAGGGCAAGCGCTGGACGTTCGAAATGCATCCGCACTGCGGACCTGCCGTGCTGAATCGCCAAGGTGATCCGGCCGACAAGCAACCCGGCGAACGCTCGCCCTTCTGGCATGCCGTCACGCGCTGGGCACAAGGCGGTGAGCGTCTAAACGAGGCTGGCGAGTGCATCTGGGAAGAAGAGAAGAAACCCATCCTTCAGCACATCGTCGGCAACCATTATCAGGTGACGGGATGGGAATAGCTCGCGCCTCAATCAAGCCCCGCAAGTGCAGACAGTGCGGCTGCGTTTATACGCCCATGAGCAGCATGGCCAAAGTATGCAGCGTCCCCTGTGCGATCGCGCTCACAGCGAAAGAAAAAGCAGCGAAGCAAGCGAGGGCAGCGAAGATCGAGCGCAAATCCCTCCGCGAGGCTTTAGAGAAGGCAAAGACTCGCGGCGCGCATCTGAAGGAATTGCAGGCGGCGTTCAATGCATTCATCAGACTCAGGGATGCGGCGTTACCGTGCATCTCGTGTGGCCGCCCGGCAACGTGGCGCGGGCAATGGGACGCGGGGCATTATTTGTCTCGCGGTTCGAGCCCGGCCATCCGGTTTGACGCGGCTAACGTCCATAAGCAGTGTCTACCGTGCAACCGCCATCAATCCGGCTTCTTGGTGGCATATCGGGTGAACCTGGTGAAGAAGATCGGTCTCGCCGAAGTCGAGCGCCTGGAGGGTCCGCACGAACCTCTAAAACTCACAATCGCCGAAATCATCGAAATGAAAGCTCACTACCGGGCGAAGGTGCGGGAGATGAAGAGGGAAGTAGCCAATCAACTTGAAGAGGAAATAGCATGAAAGAAGGTATCAGTTTCGGCTCTGCTCTTGCGATCGTAATGAGTTACGCGAAATGGCACAGCATCTGGTGGGCCATCTTGCACGGGATGTTCTCGTGGTTCTATGTGATTTATTTCGCTATCAACTATCAGTGAGGCCGGCGTGTCCATCAATCTCGATGAACTTGAGAGGCTGGCGAAGGCGGCGAGTGAGGGGCCATGGACCGATGGCGGCGATGGTGATTTGGTCGGCTCCCTTGGACAGCCACTCATCAAAGGCGAGTATGGGTACGAGGGATATTTCGCATGGGATGAAGATGCCGCCTACTGTGCCGCCGCCAACCCCACCGCAATCCTTGAGCTTGTAGCAGAGGTGCGGCGACTGCGGGAGGATGCAGAGCGGTATCGGTGGCTGCGCCGACGCGATCTCGACACCATAGACATGGGTGGATTATTCGTCGGGCTTGTTCCGGATAACCTGGTTATCAATGATATCGATCTAGACCAATCCATAGACGCTGCGCGGGCAAAGGAAAAACTGTGAGCACCATTGACGAACACCTCGCTATGCTGGAAATGTACAAAGCAAATGGCGAACACGATTTGTTTTACACCGAGGCCCATCTTTTCACGCAAGTTCATTGGAAAGAAATGGTAGCGGAGCGCGCTCCGGAGTCTATGAGCGACGCTAGGGCAACTATTGAGGCTCGATTGCGCGAGCAACACGGAGAGCGGGCGGAACAGTTTATTCAAAAATGGCGCGAAGCCCAAACCAAGGCCAAGCCATGACCCTCCTCCTCGCCCTAGGTTTCTACGCCCTCGGCGCTATCTCAATGGCCCTGTTCATGGTCCTGATGATGGCATGGCATTGCGCGCGCAGACCAAAGCCACCCGCCCTCCACCACCGCAAAAACAGGGATGCGGCAGAACGCAGGCTGTCGCGGGAGGTGGGTGAGCGCGGCATTGATTACAAATTTTTAGGCATGGGCGATAGGGAGGATGTGAGATGAAAGTGTAGTTGATTCAACGATGTAGAGTGATTTGTAGTCCTAATTTGTGGTATAATTTTGGACAGGCTTTATCTAACGGTTCGGGGTGTGAAATGACGCTTGATGAGTCTGAACAGGTCGAAACCTTGTTGCTTGAATGGCATCGATGGCAGGCGTCATATCAGCCTGCGCTGAGTGGTCCGCGTTGTGATCCGACATGTCGCAACTATCGGTCGAGCGATGCCCTGCTGACGGCTAAAGAACGTGCCGAGCAAACGGACGCGAAAATCTGGAAGGCGAACTCGGAGCAGGTCGAGGTTTGCGTCGATGCCCTGCCGACATGGCAACACCGGGCGGCGATTCAAACCTCGCTCCGCAACAAGAGGGCTGGCTATTCAGTGTTTTCGAATCCGCGACTGACTCCCGAAGAATCTCACCTTCTGTATCAGGAATCGAAGGAACTGCTCTACCCCAAATTCGTTGTGCGCGGACTTATCAAGGTGATGGAGGCGGTATGAGCTACGTCGAACGTTACGACAGAAACCTGGATGGCCGGGATTTCGCCGTGGGGGAAATATTTGGGCGCCTTCGTTTGCTTGGGCGTGCAGATATTCCGGGAGCCGGACGGACCATGTGGAGTCTCGAATGCGACTGCGGAAGTGCCCTCGTTAGACCAAAAAGCGACATCATCTCTGGCCGGACCCGTAGTTGCGGATGCCTGAAGAAGGAATTGGCAAGTGAAAATTCAAAGCCCGACGACATAACGGGCCAGAAATTTGGCCGTTTGGTGGCAGTCAAGCTGGCTCCAAAGATTCGAGGCCAGAGGCAGAAGTGGGAATGCATGTGCGATTGCGGGAGCACTTCTCAGGCCTATCCAGGTGACCTGAAGAAAGGCACGACAGTCAGTTGTGGGTGCTATCGATCCGAAAGGGCCGCTCGGGAGAATGCGAAGGACATAAGCGGACGAAAGTTCGGCCGTCTTCTAGCGATCGCCCCAGTCGAAAAAGGCCATTACGGGGTGGCCTGGCAATGCGCATGCGAATGCGGGGAGCGACAAATCTCTCTGTCAACCGATCTTATTGGCGGTCGAGTCATATCGTGCGGGTGCGCGAACATTGACAAACCAAGATTGACAGATCCAAGCGTCCAGTCTAAGCGAAACGCGTATGGACACGTTCGCCGAGCCAGGAAGCGAAACGCCGTAGGCAGATTCACGGCCGAGCAAATCTCCTCTCTTTTCGCAAAGCAGAGAGGCCGATGCGCATCATGCAAAGACAAACTTAGCAATCGTTTCCACCGCGACCACAGGATGCCGTTGGTGTTGGGCGGCTCCAACGAGATCGAAAACATCGAGTTGCTCTGCTCGGACTGCAACCTGAAAAAGGGTTGCAAACATCCTGACGCATGGGCAAACCAAAATGGGAGGCTTCTGTGAGCCAATACGTTAAGAGATTTGAGAAGAATGAAAAAGGTACCGATTGGGCGTGCGGGGACATTCACGGCATGTTCCGCCTGCTCCAGACCGAACTGGACAACATGGGCTTCGACCCGCTCATTGATCGCCTGTTTAGCGTAGGCGACCTCGTTGACCGAGGCCCCGATCCCGAACTCGCGCTGGAGTACATCGCGAAGCCTTGGTTCCATGCCGTCCAGGGGAATCACGAAGACCTTGCAATCCGCTGGCCGAACGGGAACATGGACGCCGGCAACTACACGGCCAACGGTGGCGGCTGGAATGTGGCCAACACGCCTGACGTGCAACGCCAGTTCAGCGACGCATTTGGCGCCCTGCCGATCGCCATTCAGGTCGAGACTGAGGGTGGTCTAGTTGGCATCGTCCACGCTGACTGCCCGTTCCCGAACTGGCCAGATTTCGTGACGTCGCTCGAAGACCCGAATATCTCGAAGCGCATGCACGGAGCCATAGTTGACGCCGCTATGTGGTCGCGCGAGCGAATCCAGAATGAAGATCAATCTGGCGTCGAGGATGTGCGCGCTGTGATCGTCGGTCATACGCCGCTCCAGAAGCCGGCCGTTTTGGGGAACGTCTACCACATCGATACCGGAGCGTGCTTTCGCAACGGGTACTTCACGTTCATTGATCTGGCGACGCTTGAGACGGTCCCGGCGATACCGAATAAATTAGAGTGGGAAGCCTAAAATATTTTCGTGCGGGGGTTGTATACCCGGGATTTTTCATGTACCTTGACGTTCGTGGTGCTGAAGAAGCCACTACGAAAACCGAATCCTAAAGCCCTGCCAGCCGAAAAGCTCGCGGGGCTTTTTCATTTCCGCGCCATGGCCAGATCCGCTACCCTCCAGTCGAGTTCGTTCGGCGGCGATCCCTTGGCCAATCTTGAGCGCAATCGCGCCGAGGCGTCAGGGAAAAGGCTTTCGAAACGGGATCTGCTGGAAATGGGCAACCGTCCACTATCCGAGTCAGGCCGACGCACACCGGACGAGCCGAACCCCGCTCTCCAGGCGATTGAATCCCTGTTCTCTGGCAAGCCGCAAGAGAAAGCCCGTTGGAGCGCCGCCCGACAAGCCGCAGAAGCCCTATTCGAATTGCCATGCACATCGGTCTGATAGCTAACGACGATATGACGGACCGTGAGCAGGCGATGCTTTGGGAATGGACTCGTGACACGGCCGACGCCGCCTTTCGCGCTGAGTACATCACGCGTGGCTGGGCTCCAAGCGATGCGACATGCCAACGGCTGCGTGGGTATCACCAGGCCGGTCTAAGCCCGGATGAAGCGGCTGAGGCGTTGTTTTCCACGAGGCACTAATGGACGAAATCGCTGACATATTCGCGGCAGGCTTCCTCCTGGGTGGCACATGGCATTTATTCTGCGCTCGAGCTCTCACGCAGTGGGCTGATTGGCTCCTGGAGACTTGGTGCGATGACGCTGAACTGGGCTCTTAAGTCCCCCGCTCCCGCCGCCAGCCGATAGGCTCGGTGGATTCATATACGGGCGGCGTGGAGCACCAGTTTGTAGCCCCGCGGCATAAAGTTTTATGCGCCAAATGGGTGGAAAGTAAAGAAAATTGATCTCGCAAGAGGTTATTCACTGCTGCCGGTGATACGTCACAACCCCAAGGGGCGGCAGCCGTGAACGCCCTTCCATATAAAAAGCCCGCTAGGCATCGCGCCTGCGGGCTTTTTGCTTTTCCGATACGGCTAGGAGGCATCCGAAGCCCGCGTTGCTCGCGCGGTTGCCGTATCGACCCTCTTCGAGCAGCCTTGAGCGAGGCAGCATGGAATTCTTGATAGACGGCTATATCGTCCACGTTGACGAGGAAGATGCACATCTTTTTGTAGGCCGGACATGGCGCGCAGTGGAGCCAACGCCAGGCAAGATATATATCCGGTGGACCACGAAGAAGAATGGGCGTGGTCTAGTATTTTATCTTCACCGGATGATCACAAACGCTCCAAAAGGAGTCATGGTCGATCACCACGACGGCGACAGCCTCAATTGCCGCCGCAAAAATCTTCGACTGGGCGATTCGCTGCTGAATAACCGGAACATGTCGAAAATCCGGAATCGAGCCACGACATCGCGCTTCAAGGGTGTCAAATGGCGCCCGCGCGAAAAGAAATGGGCGGTCAATATCCGGCATAGCGGGCGCCAGCACCATCTTGGGTATTTCAAGAATGAGGCCGAGGCCGCCTTTGCCTACGATCACGCTAGTATGAAATTTCATGGCGAGCAAGGCCGAACAAATTTTCTGCCATTCGTTAGATAGAGGCAGAACCTTCATCTATGCGCCCGAGGTTTGAGGCGCACAAATGAAGGCTCATCAAGCGTAGCGCGCCGCGATCGCGGGGTACTTGCCCATGCGTACGCACGATCGGTCTTCAGCCCAATCCTCCTTCTCGTTTCCCCTGACGAGAATTGCCGCTAAGGCGGCGTTTTTATTAGATGGTGCGTCATGCCGCGCAAACCTAAAGCTGCGCCGGTTGAGTACGCATACATCCCGCTCTTCCAGATTCCGATTTACAACGGAAAGGTGTTGTTGTGTCTGACCCGCGAAGAGTGGGCATCCATCGCTCTCGCATATGACGGCGAGCCGGACACCGAGAATTGTAAGGGGCTGTCGATCCGTTATCTAAATGAGGAAGGGAGAACCTACGTTGTAGGGGTCTTCGACGGGACGATCGACACGTTTGCCCACGAACTGGCTCACGCGGCATTCCGTATCCTGGGCGACGTTGGCGTGCCGGTTGAAGATGAAGGCGCTGCTAATGAGGCCTATGCATATTTGCTGGGCTGGCTGTTCAAAGAGATATTTCCAGTATTCCAATCCAAAAGGCAACCATGAGCGTAGACCCAAAGCTGCGTGAATGGGCGACACCTCGTCAACTAGAGGTATTGAACGCCATCGAGAAACATGGCACGCAACGGGCAGCAGCAGAGGCTCTAGGCGTCGCGCATGGGACGGTTGGCGATTCGATGATGGCGCTGAAGAATCGGGCGGCGAAGATGGGGTATGCGCCTGAGTTCGATATGACTCGCGCGTGTCCTCCGGGCTTTCGCTCGCGCGGCGTGTCGACTCTCGTCAAGGGCGACGGCTCGATCGCCATGCAGTGGGTGAAGACCGAGGCGGATAAGTCGCAAGACGAAGCGATCCTTCGGGAGTTCGCTGAAACGCTTGCTGAGGGCGTGAAGGGGTTGGCGCCGCTTACGCCGCCGCCCTCGCATACCCTGTCTGACCTGTTGTGTGTGTACCCGCAAGGTGATCCGCACGTCGGACTCCATAGCTGGTGGGCTGAAGCCGGCGAAGACTTCGACCTCAAGATTGCTGAGCGCCTCATGTGCGCCGCTATCGATCGCCTGGTAGCAATCGCACCAGCATCGGAAAGCGCCCTGCTCCTGAATCTCGGCGATATGTTCCACGCTGACAATCAGCGCAACGAAAGCCAGTCTGGCCATAAACTCGATGTAGATGGTCGCTGGGCAAAGGTCCAGCAAGTCGGCCTTCGTGCGATGCTCCATTGCATCCGCCGTCTGCTTGAGAAGCATAAGCGCGTGATTCTCCGCATCAACCGCGGCAATCACGACGGCCATTCGGCGTATGCGCTGGCCATGATGATTTCGTGCTACTTCCACGATGAGCCGCGCGTCGAGGTTGACCTGTCGCCGGCTGTGGCGTGGTATTTCCAGTTCGACAAGAATCTGATCGGCTCTACGCATGGCGATACGATCAAGGGTCCGGACATGCCGGCTATTATGGCGGCCGATGTTCCTGAGCTCTGGGGTGCGACGAAGCATCGCATGTGGTTTGTGGGACATGTGCACCACCAGGATATCAAAGAGTACCGCGGCTGCACCGTCGAGTATTTCCGGACGCTTGCTGCTCGAGATGCGTGGCACGCTGGCCAGGGATACCGCGCTGGCAGGGATATGCGGCTGATTGTGTTGCACCGCGAGCATGGCGAGATCGAAAGACACCGTGCGGACCTCGGCATGCTAGAGGCTGCGTAGTTGCTGTAGAATTGATTTGCGCTTGGATAGGGGGCACCGTCTTTGGAAATTGCTAAGGTTACTGAAAAGCCGTGTACGAAATGCGGGCTGGTCAAGTCGCTTAGCGAGTTCTATAAGAACGCCTCGAAAAAGTACGGGGTTCTTCCGCACTGCAAGAAATGCCACGATGTAATGGTGCTTGCTTGGCAGACTAAGAACCCGGATACGTACCACTCGTATCAGAAAGAAAAGAAATCCCTTCGAACCGCTGATACCAAGGCGAAGCGTCGCGCTTCGAATGCGCGGTGGAAGAAGGAAAACGCGTCAAAAGACCTTTCATACGTCAGGAATCGACACGCGTCGAAGCTCAAGGCTACACCGGCGTGGGCGGGCCAGAAGGCCATCCAGCAATACTATCTGATCGCGAGTTTCCTCTCGCACGAGTTGGGCGTGAAATTCCACGTCGATCACATCGTCCCATTGCGAAACGAGTTGGTGCAGGGATTCCATTCTCAGCACAATCTCAATATTGCCTTGGGAACATGGAACCTAGCGAAATCGAATTGCTGGTGGCCTGACATGCCTGACGCGGAGCGATTGCCGCTAGCTGCGTGATCGCCTGCCCGACCTGCAATCTACGCAAGAATGCCAAAGACCCGCTTGAGTTTGCGGCGAGCGTTGGCCGGTTGTTCTGAGAGGCCGCTTAAGCCACCTTACTTTGGAATGGTGAGGAGTGAGTGAAAAGTGGCGACGGCTCGTAAGCGGGAAAGTGAAAATTACTCTAAAGGTTGATGTATGGGCCGTAAATCAAAGCTCACCGATGAGCAATGGGCGAGCGTCAAAGACCGCCTGCTTGAGGGTGAGTCAAGGCGAGCCATAGCGAAAGAGTTCGGCATCTCCGAATCATCTATCCGCGAGAAAGTTTCCGCGCAGGTATCGGAGATCAAAACCGTTGCAAATCAGATAGTTGCGACGGAGCGTGCCTTGAAGGCACTACCGATTTCCGCGCAGATAACCGCGCAAAACCTCGCATCGCGGCTACGGTCGATCAGCGACCATTTGGCAAGCGCGGCGAACTATGGCGCGGCCACCGCACATCGGTTGAGCGCACTCGCTCATTCAGAGGTAGAGAAGATCGACGACGCGTCTCCCTTGTCGAGTGGGGAGAGCCTTCGCGGCATTGCTGCTCTCACGTCGCTCGCAAACGAGTCTGGGAAGATCGCGCTCAATCTGCTGGCTGCCAACAAGGATCGACCATTTGAGGGAGACGAGAATCCCGCGAACAAGGAGCCGCGCGATCTAACCGAAGAAGAATTGGAAGCTGAGCTTGCCAAATATGGGATCGAACCATGAAAAGCTTGCTCTTCTGAAGGAAGCGAGGTTTCGCAAGTGCCGAAGTGACTTCCTGACTTACCGCCAGACCATCAATCCCAAGATGAAATGGGGATGGTGGCAGAAAGAGGTTGCGACTGAGCTTCAGCAGTTTTATGAAGACCTGATTGCTGGCTTGCGTCCGAAGCTGGTTATCCAGGCGCCCCCGCAGCATGGCAAGTCGGTGCAGATCATCGACTTCATTTCATGGGTGGCGGGCAAGCATCCTGAGTTCCGGACGATCTATACGTCGTTCTCGGAGCGTCTTGGCGTCCGCGCCAACCTGCGTTTGCAGCGGCTTTACGATTCGCAGGCCTATCAGGAAATCTTCCCTGACACTAGGATCAACAAGTCAGGCCCGATGGGTCCGAGCGGCCAGTATCTGCGTAACCGCGAGATTCTGGAGTACGTCGGCACGGAAGGTTTCTTCCGTAACACGACTGTCCGCGGCTCGATCACGGGCGAATCGCTTGACCTTGGCGTTATCGATGACCCGATCCGCGGCCGTCAGGATGCAAACAGTGAACTGATCCGCGATGCAGCATGGGACTGGTTCACGGATGACTTCTTTACGCGCTTCAGCGAGGAAGCCGGGTTGCTGGCGATTCTCACGCGCTGGCACATTGACGATCCAATCGGGCGCCTGAAAGAGCGCTATCCCGAAGTCAAGGTACTGAGCTACCCGGCGATCGCCGAGGTCGACGAACCCAATCGCAAGGCCGGCGAAGCCCTCTTTCCAGAACACAAGTCCATCGATTTCCTGCGCGAGCGGGAAAAGATCATGGATAGCGCGAACTGGATGGCGCTGTATCAGCAGCGGCCGACATTGGCGGAAGGGAATCTGTTCAAACCCGACCAGATGCCGGTTGTTGATGCTATCCCGGCCGGCTACATCGACTGGATCCGTGGCTGGGATCTGGCTGGCACGGTTGACGGCGACTGGACTGCCGGTATCAGGGTCGGTCGCCTGGCTGATGGACGGTACATCGTCAGCGACGCAACCCGCGTGCGGGAAACACCTGACAAGCGGGATGCAGCCATCCTGAATACCGCATCGCGCGACGGGAAGGCTATTCGCATCAGCATTCCGCAAGACCCAGGACAAGCCGGCAAGACCCAGGTGCTTTACCTGACCCGTTCGCTGGTTGGCTACATGGTGACCAGTTCGCCGGAGTCGGGCGACAAGGTGACTCGTGCTGAACCTGCGGCGGCCCAGGTGAACGTCGGCAACGTTATGTTGCTGCGCGGCGAATGGAATCGGGCATTCCTCGAAGAGCTTCGAACTTTCCCGAATGGCGTGCATGACGATCAGGTCGACGGATTCTCGCGCGCGTTCTCACATTTGATTGGTCGCGCACCGATGCGCATCTCCGACACCGCCCTACTCCAGATTTGACCCATGCAAAAATCCCGCAGGCAACGCAAGCAGGCGCAGATGGCGACCCGTGCTCCGGCACCTGTGGCCACGCTTGCAGCGGACTCGCGCCCTCCCATGAAGGTGTCATACAGCGCGCTGGCGACAATGCAATTGCCTGATGGCAAGCCGGTAGAGACGTACAAGTTGCCCGAGCCAGCGCCTGGCGTAGTGCCGAAAGGCGCCAAGGTGGCAATGGACAGCGCATTTCAGCCAGTAGCAGACTTCGCCCAGATCAATGCCGTCTTCAATGAAGGCATCCAGTTCATGGGGTACCCGTACCTCGCCGAACTGACGCAGCGGCCGGAGTATCGTCGCCCGTCCGAGATTTTCGCGAAGCAGATGACGCGGAAGTGGATTGAGTTGCAGGCCACAGGCGACGATGGTAAAGCGGACAAGAGTAAAGCGGACAAGATCAAGGCTATCGATGCCGAGATGAAGCGCCTGGGCGTTCAGGCCAAGTTTCGTGAGGCGATCCTGCAGGATGGTCAGTTCGGCCGCTCGCACATCTATATCGATACGGGGGTCGACTTCAACGATGAAGCCGAACTCAAGACTGATCTCGCTGAGAAAAAATCAAAGGTCGGACTCAACAGCATCAAGGCTCTGAAGGTCATCGAGCCAATCTGGGTGTATCCGTACATCTACAACTCGACCAATCCGCTGGATCAATGGTTCTACAAGCCGCAAGCGTGGTTTGTGATGAACCGCACGATCCATTCGAGCCGGCTCCTGACCTTTGTCAGCCGCGAGGTGCCAGACATCCTCAAGCCTGCCTATCAGTTCGGCGGCCTGAGCCTGTCGCAGATGATGAAGCCATACGTCGATAACTGGCTGAGAACCCGCCAGAGCGTCTCTGACATCATCCACGCCTTCACGGTGTGGGTACTCAAGACGAACATGGGCTCCATCCTGAATGGGGGCGGTGCTGAGGAATTCTATCGGCGCCTGCAGATCTTCAACCGTGGTCGCGATAACCACGGCGTGATGGGGATCGACAAGGAAACCGAAGATTTCGAGAACGTTTCCGCGCCGCTCGGCAGCCTGGACAAGCTTCAGGCGCAAGCCCAGGAGCAGATGGCGTCCGTCACCGGCACGCCACTGGTCTATCTGACTGGCATCACGCCGAGCGGTCTGAACGCCTCGAGCGACGGCGAAATCCGCGTGTTTGAAGACTGGTGTAGCGCGCAACAGGAAGGCTATACGCCGCATGTCTCGCGCATCATCAATCTGATTCAGTTGTCGCTCTACGGCGAGATCGATCCGAGTATAGGCTTTCGCTGGATGCCGCTTCATACGCAAAGCGAGAATGATTTGTCGAATGCTCGCAAGCAGGACGCGGATACTGATGCTGTCTTGATCGGCGCTGGCGTTATTAGCCAGGAAGAAGCGCGGGCGCGCGTGGCCAG